GAGCATCTTCCAGAAGCGGGTTCGGTCGAATAGCTCTTTGACTTCCTTTTCCCATGGCGTCGAGTCGTGCGGGTCTTCGCTTTCCAGCAGCGTCGGGTAGGTCTGCCATGCACGGTCAACCTTACGCTCTACCATCGCCTTGGCAATACCGTTGCGGCGATACATCGACCAATAGTCAGAGAACGGAATGAAATCAGGATAGCCGTAGTCAGCCCACGCTGTCGGTCGCTTGGCGTCTACGCTGTACGGCTGGATAGAAGATAGGAAATTGCGCATGAGCATATTGGCTACCAATGCGCGGGCTTGCTGGTTGTCACTCATGGCGGTTACTCGTAACAGTGTTTTCGGTAGTTTACCTTATCTGTGGCGCTTTTTCAGTAGCATTCCGACTTGCGGACCCCTCTTCTCAAGAGCGAATGCCATCATTACGGAGTCAGCCAGGTTAGGCGATTTTGTGCCCTCTGGTGCCTTGTTGATCTGAACCTTTCCGCGCGTCGATTTCTTGTATGTTGGCTGGCTTAGCTCTGCCTGCAATCGGCTTAAGTGCTGACACTCGCTACTTATGCTAATCAAGTCGTCAGGCGTCCAGTCTTTGCCCTGCGTGATCGCCTCATGGGTTCGCTTAAACCGCTCCCGAAGATGCCACCAGCACTGAGCCTTGTAGTTGTCGAAGAACTGGCCATTTGTGCGGCCCTTTATGTAATCCTTATCCTTATCGACAACTTCGCTACCGCCGTGGAACGCCTCTACTTCAACCTTGTTTTTGCGGTCCTCATTGATAGCCCTTGAATCACCGCGAACGCCAGCGCCGAGGCCGTCAGAGTCATATCTGATTGTGTAGCATTCCCACTCGTCGCAGTGGTCGAACGCCTTTTGTGTCGTACCGTATATGTCTTCTACGCTTGATCCGTGCCACTCTCTAACGTCGCTAACCATGACGCCATTTCGCAAGGTTTGCGCATTGCTGTCCTTGCCGAGGTCTGCCACGTCTAGGGCTGTCAACTTCTCGCCAGTAGGATCAAAGCCTAGCTTCTTGTGTGCATCAACTGCTGACTGCACCCACGCTGACGGAATCAATACGCCATCAATAGATGCGCTAAAATCTATGTCTATTTCTTGAGCGACAGTAACGGGGTCAAGAATTTCAAGCTGCTTAGCGTACCAGCCTTCATCTTTACGCGGATCTTCCCGCCAATGAAAGCGGAAGGTATCGAACTTCCCAGATAAGACGCGCTCGGCAAACGGGTTGGCCAGCCCGTTAGGGGTTGATATATCAATACGGCAGTTTGTAGTCTGGGATAATGATGCTTCCACTAGCTGAGGGCGCTCAAGAAACGCGGACTCATCCACAAAGTATATGGACGCACGATCACCACGGCCTATCCCGTCGCCAGCCTCACCAACCATAACGGAGCCGGTAGAGGGGAACTTTATGCGCATATGCGGATCTGTTACGCCTTGCTGAAAACCACCCCTGAACTCTGGCGGCAACAGCTTGCAGAACATGCGCCCTTTGTAGAATAGGCTTTTGGGTGCGCCAATCTTGTCTACGTATTCTTCTTTACGGCTACCGAACCCGATAACCAGATCATCGTGTGTAATGCAGAGGGTGCATCCTAGCGCAACGGACAGCCATGACAGCCCCATGTCACGACTCTTCACCGTTGGGCCTGGGTTCTGCTCTCTCCAATTGCGCAAGGCCCACTCAATCCACTCCACTTGTCGCGGGAACAGTATAAACGGGATCATTGGCGGGAGGTTGCGTTCTGCGTTGCGCGGGTCGAATGTGCAGCCCCAATCGGTTATGAACTGAGCAGGATTGTCACGATAGAAAGCAAGCAAGGCCGGAAGTCTTTCAGGTTTGGCCCTGATTCGTTCCAGCCTCTCAGCCCGTTCTGCAAACACGCGGGAGTAATCGGGGTTGCGGTAATCAAACCACTCAGGAGCCATCCATCATGTCCTGATACGCTCTAGCCGCATCTTGCGGGCTCATGTCTTGCGACGGTTTGACTGTGGTTGTTTGCTTTACTTCTGACTTCTCGGACAGACCAAGATCACGAGCAATGATGTTGGCATTTAGCAGGTCAGCGGCAGCCCCGGCAAACTTCTGGGAATAGATGACTTCTTCCGCCTTGCGTACGACATCAGAAAAATCATCTTGTTTCCGCCATTGCCCCCATGTCTCTCGGGTAATATCAAGGAACAGGCAAAGGCCGCTTAGCGTCATAGCCCGCATCTTAGGCATTGTGCCTTCTGTAACTTCGCCTTGATAGCTAAACAGCTTTGATTCCCAGAGAGGGTTATCTTCTACCCACTGGAAGTATTCACAACAGGCATCCCACAAGGCATCCGCAGACGCGAACAGCTTATCTCGCCCATGCTTTGTTCTGGCTTTCCAGAATTGATTGCCTTTTGGTGCTGCCATGGATACCTCTTAACCGTAATACTTGGCTACTTTAACCACAACATCAGGAGAAGTCGCACCACTCAGCACCACATCGAACGGCTGCTCAGCGGGGAAGCCGAAAGACTGCGGATACTCAGGCGCGGCAGTGAATGACCAATCGGTAGCGTTGTCCGGAAGATAATCATCGTTCTCATCTTTGAACTTGAACTGGATAGTTCCGCCGCCAAGATCAGCCGCGCTACCGTCGGATGCGACCATGCCAATAGCATAATTGCCGTTAAGCCCGCCCACTGACTCCGTGGCGTTTGCTGTAAATGTTGCGATTGTCTTCATATCCGCTTCCTCGTGGAGCTGTGCATAATTCGCTTGTGTGATTTTAGCATACGCCTTGGGTTAAATCCTTGTATGGCCACAATCACAAGCAGGCCCTGAACCTGAGTGAGCGGAGAGCCATCCCCATCTTCGGCGTCCATTGTGATGGCGTACGAATCGGCTGCCAGCTCAGGCAACTGGATAGACCATGCCCCGTTTACAGGTGTTGGCGTGTACTCAACAGCGTTAACCGTGACCACTACGTTCTGCGCATCCCCTGCCCAACCAGTGATAACCGGCGTTGTGTCGCCCGTCTGTCGGCTATTCACCCTGATGTTGTAATCCGGAGCCGCCAGCGTAGTCAGCGTAGTGCTAGCAATCGGCCCACGGCCATCATCGTTTACGGCGCTCGTTTCGATTAAGTGTGCAGTGGCAGCGGGAAGGCTGGTAAGACTAATCGGGCTGGTAACTGACTGCCACGATCCGCCATCTACGCGATACTCAAACCCTGTAGCGTCACCGCCCGAATGCGTGAACGGCAGGCTAATAGAGTTATAGGTGATTGTCTCGCTACCATAAACAGGCGCGTTAACTGGTGGTTGCAAAGCATCCGTCGTAAAGCTAAAGCTCTCAGCCGCACCATTGCCAATCGAATTAACCGCCCTAACCTGCCCACTGTAAGCCGTATGAGGATCAAGGGTGGTGATGCTAATGGTTGTCGTGAACGTCGTCCACGCGCCGCCGTTAAAGCTGTATTCGTAGCTATCCGCGTCATCCAGGCTGTAAGTCGGAGACAGGCTGGCAGAGCTCTTGTCCTTGGTGATGGTGCCGATTGTCCATGCGCCTTGAGGAACAACCGTCACAGGAACTTCTACGGTGTACGCCTCCCAATCACCATATACCTGATCGCCGTCATCGAACCAGCGGCCCTCAAAACTGCCCTCAGTGTCAGCAGTAATCAGGCCGGAGCTGTCTACGCTCAGATTCCCGAGGCTATTAACGTCGTCCCACTCAAAGATGTCCCCCGCAACAACGGGGTGTGTTGTTTGATACGCAACACTTGCCGGATCATCCGTAATCGGGTCAACCATCGTGACGCTTGGGTATACCGTCCCAGCATACGCGCCGAGGTACGATACTTGTACTGTGCGGCTCGATAGGCTGGAGACATTAACCGTTGTCATGCGTTGTCCTCAAGGTTCTGAGTGAACACAAAGCCATAGTTGTTCGAAGCGCTGTAGCCCTCGACTCTCACCGCGTCACCGACTGACCCACTTGAGGCGTTAATGGCTGAGATCACCCCGCTCGCGTCACTTGCGATAGACGAGCCTGAGTAGACCTCTGTTCCGCCTGAAACCAAATTGATGTTGATTGACCAGTCGGACGCCTGAACCGCTGTGCCGTCTTTCTGAACGGTGATTGCGCTAATTCCTGGCACCTGACTCGCTGCCGTGGTCGCCTCTACTAGTGTCGGGCTGGCTTGTACGTTGGGCGTGCCCTCGTCGTCTTCGGCCAGAATGTAGTAATCGTAAGGCGTGTTAGCGGAGCCGGTGCTAAAGACAAGTGTAGCACTATTGCTTGCGGCTCCTGATTTAGCTTCAGGAGCCGCCGAACCCGTCGAGTCTTGGCCGGCCTTAACCTGCGCAGCACTCGGGGCGCTTGCGCCGTTAGCGAGTCGTACGCCATAGATTGTACCTGCTTCGTTCAGTGTGGCTGCAATGCTATGCCCTGAATCCGTGGTGTTCGTTACGGCAGGCGCGCTGGTGAAGGTTGGTGCCGTGGTGTCGGCGGCTGGAGTTACCTCCTCAATATACCACGACTTAACATACACTGACCCGCCAGATATTTCTCTTCCCTGTAGATCAATACTGGTAACGCCAGAAACTTGAAACTCCCTTGGAGTCTGACTGGCATCATTTGTCTGTATAAATTGCTGCTCGGTGCCGCCATTAACTCGAAGAGAAATTGTACGCCCACTATTTGGGTTTGGAGCCAGCACAACAACCTTATACGTTTTCGCAGAGTCTAGGCCGCCAACTGTGCCGCCTGACTGCCAAGTTCCGCCAGAAACGCGCCAGCAATCATCGCTCAGCTCGTCGTCCCACGTTGCGACAGTCCATGATGGCGGTGAGTTGCCAAACAAATCGTTGAGCATGCTC